TGGGCCGAGAAGGCTCGCCATCGTCAATGCCAGGCCACCAAACACGAAGGCCAGGCCGGCCACAGCCGCTACGACCTTGACCAGGCCGCCGGCCAATCGTGGGTTCTCCCGAGCCCAGGCGCCGATGCTGTTGGCAACTTCCCCGAGGGTGCTGATGATTTGTTTCAGTTCGGGCGCAACAGCGGCTCCAAACTCAGCCAGGGCGTTGGTGAAGCTACCCTCTGCGGCCTCCATGACGTTGGTGAGTGTGGCGAGCTGTTCGTTGACCCGCTTGCGCAAATCGGCTTGGTTTTGCAGCTTCTGTTGCACCTCTCGATAGCCCGCGATCCCCTTGTTCATCATGGTGTTCAAGGTGGTCATGGTTTCGGAGTCGTCCCCGAACAGCAGCTTGATTGTGGACGTGCGGTCCTCATCGTTCAGAGACTTTAGTTTTTCGACCTGGGCGAACAGGTTGTCCAGGCCTGCGAAGTTGCCTTTGTCATCGGTGAACTTGAAGCGGATGTTTTTGCCTTCCAGCTCCATGATCTTGTTGACGTCCTTGACCCCGTCCTTGTCCAGGCCGGCCTGGAAGATCTTCCGGTAGGCGTTACCGGCCGCGCCGCCTTCCATGCCAGCCTGGTCCATCATGATCAGCAGCGGTGCCAGCTCGGCGGCCGCGTCGATGCCCGATTTTTTGATGGTGTCCATGACCGGCGCGATCTTGCTGAAGCCCTGGAGCATGTTGGTCGGGTCTACGCCGGAGTAGAACCCACGCTGGATGATGTCCATCAGCCCCATCATGTCCTTTTCGGACGTTCGGGTGGCGTCTTGCATCTTCGCGGCAAATTCAGCCGCGGCGGTTACCGGCATCTGCAACTGAACGCCCAAATATGCAGCCGCTTCGCCGGTGCCTCCGAGGATGCTCTTTGCGCTGAGGCCTTGGCGCCGCAGCATGGTCATCATTTCTTGAAAGTCGGCCGTGGTACCAGGTAGGCGGTCGCCCAGCTTGGTCGCCAGGTCGGTGATTTTCTGGAAGTCTTCAGACACCTTGCCGGTGTCGTCCATCATCGAAACCTTGAGTTGCGTGGCCGAGTCTTCGTTCGGCGCAAAGGCACCGATGGCCTTGGCCACCGGCCGACTCGCGGCATATCCCACACCCAGGCCGGCGGCGCCGTTCATAGCCATGTTGCCGGCGAGGTTCTGGGTTTTCTCCAGCTTGGCGCGCTCGATGGCAAGGCGCTTTTGCTGAGCATTCAACGCGACCAGGCGTTTGCCCTGTTCGCTGATGCTGGCGTTGGTGGCGCTGATTTGCTCGCGCAGCTGGCGTTCGTGACTGCTGAGGTTCTTGGTGCTGATGCCGGCGCCTTGAAGTTTGCTGCGCAGGGCCTGGAGCTGTTCGCCCTGTTGTTGATGTTGTTCCTTGAGTTTCTGCGCTTCGCGAACGGCTGCCCGAAAGTCCTTGGTCATCGCCTTGGTCGGCGCACCGGTGGCCGCGAACTGCTGGGAAAGCGCCCGTACTTTGTCGCGGGCGGCGACGAGGGCTTGCTCGGTTTGCTCGGCGGCAGCGCGCTGGGTGCGCCAGGCGCTGACATCCTTCTGTTGGGTGTTGAGTTCCTTGAGACGGTCGCGGGCTTCCTTGAGGGCGCGGGCGGCACCGATGCTGCCGTTGTTGATGGCCTTCAGGGGGCCGCTCGCCTTGTCGATGGCGTTGAGCAACACCTGAAGTTTTAAGTCATTCGCCATCGGTGGAACTCCGCACCCGGGCGCGCTCGCGCCACTCCATCAGTTCTTGCAGGCCCAGCTGGTCCATGTCAGCCGGTGCCCAATGGAAAACCACGGCCAGATCGGCCATGGCATCTTCTACGCAACGAGGGACGCGTCCGTCTTCACCGACTTCTGCAACAAAAAACCGGAGATCTTGCTGCCGCAGGCGAGTAGATCGGCCGGGTCCATGCTGGCGACTTCGGGCGCGGTGATGCCTGGTGCACTGATGCGCGGCAGGATCTTGATGAGGGTGGCCACGTCCATATTCAGCAGGTCCACCAGTTGCACACCGCGCAGCTCGCCGGATTGCGGTTTGCGCAGGGTAATGCTGTCGATGACGGTCTTGCCACGGTTGATCGGGGTGTCCAGGGTGACGGTGTTGTCGTCAACCGGCGGCAGGCTTTCGAGGGTTTCTTCAGGTTTCATATGTGGCTCCAGATTGCAGGGTTAACCGCCCTGGTTCAGGGCGAGAGTGGTCAGATGCCGAGGGCTTTGCGCTGCTCTGCCAGCATGTCCACGCCATCGACCATTTCGATGAAATTGAGCAGGTCGATTTCGATGATTTCTTCGTTATCGACGATCAGTTTGTAGTAGGTGCAGGTGGTGGTGATGCTGTGCTCGGTGTCTTCACCCGGCTGCGCATCACCCATTTCGATGGTCTCGTGCCGGCCGCGCATCACCACCTCCACGGCGCTGATCTCGGCGGTATCGTCCTGCTGGAAAGAGCCGGTGAAGCGCAACGCGACGCCCGAGGCGTTGACGGCGCCGAACTGTTTGAGGGCGATCAGATCCAGGCCGCCGGTCTTCCATTCGAACTGAATGCCATCATCCGAGAAGCCGAGATCGGCCTTGACTGGGCCGTTCATGCCGCCGCCGCGATAGCCTTCCATCTTGCGGCCGAGCGGGGGCAGGGTGGCGCTCTTGACCACGCCGAGATAGCTGTTGGCGTCGTTGAACAGGTTGAGGTTCTTGAGTTTGCGGGGCATAGCCATGGCGGGGTTCTCCGTTGCTCGGGCACAGGGTCAGCTCCCCTTGCGGGGAGGCCCGGTTTAGCTGTTGATCTTGCTGGCGAAGTCGATCAGGTAGCGGTCGGTAATGCGCTGCCGTAGTGTGAGATCTTCCAGCGGTGGCACCGGCGTGTAGTCGTAATCCAGGAACAACTTGCCGGCCTTGAGCGTGTCCTTGTCGTTGGCGTCCTCCGGGTACCAGCACTGGCCGCCGATCAGGTAACCCGCCGCGACCATCTCGCGGAACTTCGCGTTTACCCCTTCGATGATGTCGCGCACCAGGGACGCATGCAGCGGCTTGTCCACAGCCCACATGTGCGCCTCGGCCATGGTGTCGGCCAGGATCTGCGCGGTACGGGTGTAGTTCTCGAAGGCGAACAGCGGGTCTTCGCTGGTGGTGCGGCTGCCCCAGAAGCGAAAGCCGCCTTCATTGATGAGTGTGGTGACCTCGTTGCTGTTGAGGTAGTTGGCGTCCGTGGCGGGGTTTTGCAGATCCCAGAACACGTCGGCGCTGATGCCGGTGACGCCGTTGACCGCGACGTTGGACAGCGTCTTGTGCCAGCCCACGTCCTGATCGATCTTGGCGCGCAGACCCAATGCCCGGGCCACGGCCGAGGCTGTGACCGTCGCGTTGGTGACGGTGCTCCAGTTCTGGAACTCCGGCCAGATGACCATTGCTTCGCGGGCGCCGAAGTTGTCACGGTAGGCGACCACCTCTTCCTTGGTTTTGCAGCCCCAGGCGCTCACGTAAGCGAAGCCTCGCAACTGCTGCGCGATGGTGACCAGGGCGGTGGCGACCGGCAGGCTGTCGAGGCCTGGCACACCGAGGATGCGCGGCACCATGCCGACGCGGGCCTTGGCGGCGAGCAGGGCCTTCAAACCGGTGTACTTACCCTCGGCCGTGGTGGTGCCGATCAGGGCGCTGGTGGTTTCCGCCTCGGTCTCGCCTTCCTTCACCCGCACGACGATGGTGTAGGGCTTAGTCTGGTCGGCGATGGCCTGAAGGCTCTTCGCCAGGGTGCCTGTGGTGCCGGCCTTGCCGATGGCGGTTTGAACGTTGGTCAGCAGGACCGGTGTGTCGAATGGGAAAACGGTGGCATCAGCGTCGTCGGCCGTGCAGACCATGCCGATAACAGCGGTGGGGATGGTGCGAATGGGGCGGGTGCCGTCGTTGAGTTCGATGACCCGCACGCCGTGGAGATAATCGGCCATGGGTTTGCCTGCGCAGTGATTGGGATGACAGTGCACAGGCTGCCGCGCGCGCGCCGGTTGGGCGAGCGCACGAGCTTGTAAGCGGTAGAGGTACAGGACGCAGAAAACCAATACTTCCTGATTGAGGGCTTTATTGGACCTGTATCTCCAGCCAGGCCGGAGCTACCGGTCGATGTTCCTTTAGCGGAAACTCCCCCGATTCAGGCCAACCGCGCAGTAAACGCCGATACGTTTGCAGCTCAGTGTATTGGGTTGCTGTCAGCGTGGTCTCTGAACCATCTTCCAGCTCGTCACGGTGACGCGTTACAACGCCGTCAGTAAGTGAAAGCTGATTATCTCGCCAGGCCCGCTCAATGGCGGCGAGTTCATCTGCCGTCGGCTGTGGCGGATCCTGCAACTCCGGTCGGCCATCAACCCCCCGGCCAATGATCTTGACCACCTGGCGCGGCTCAAAAAGTGCTGCGTGATCCTCATCAGATATTTCAATGCCTCCGTTATCAGTCAATTCGAAGGCAAATCGACCATCTTCTTCAACCCATTTAGCGAACATAGATACCCTCAATAGCCGATGGCTAGCCAGTTGTAACCACCAACAGTCACAGCGGAATTGTTGCCAGTCACGTTGGTTATGAAGCCCGTGAAACCTGTACGGGTCGGCTGTGAGCACTGACAAAGACTTGGATTAGGCGCCGCACTAGCCCCAGCATACATAGCTCCCACATACATACAGGCTGTAGGAAATGCGACGGGGAACGTTACTGGCACTGTTCCTGACGCGGTATCCGTTGATGCATGCCCTATTTTAAATATCCAGCCACTGGGCAAAACTTGGTGGCCGTTAGCGCCAAAAATAGCCGCAAACATTGGAGACGATCGTAGACACTCAAGGCTGGCGTGGGCCCGCCACTTTTCACCGTCCGCCACCAGCAAGATGTCCGACCCCATGGACATGGTGTAAGGCGTCGCGACGGAAACGTTATTGATAGCCAGTGAGTCACCAGCCAACAGCGCCAACCTGGCCGCATCGACTGCGCTTGAAGTCGTAATCAGAATTGACGACCCCTTGGGCAGCGTATTTGCCTTCGGCAATGTCAGCGTACCGTTTGCGGACATCTCGATTCGTGTGCCGACGTGCGCCGCCGTTAAGATGACATTGCCTCCCGCAATCCCCGCGCTGTTGGCATAACTGCCCTTTTCACGTTGCACAAACTCGGCGGTTGCCAATAGCTTGCTGTTGTCAAATTGCGTGGGGGTATCTCCAAAAACCTTGGAGTACTGGAGTTGTGCCGATCCCGCAGACCACCAAGCAGTCGCGCCATTGCTGGTCAGCACCAGGGTTGAACCCGGTTGAAGGGCAATGTTGTTGGGCTGGTTGAAATTGCCTGCGTTGATCAAATCAGCGCCCACACAGGCCACAGTCACAATGCCGCCGCCAATGTTGCGAAAGTGGATCGAACCGCCGGATGGCAAGCTGCTTGCGGCTGGTAATGTCAGAGTAAACGCCCCGATGGTTGAAACCAGCGTCCCAACCGCCGCCGCTGTCAAAGTGGTCGCCGACGTCAAACTGGTGAAGCCACGATAATTGCCCATGGAGCGCATGACGTATTCAGTCGTCGCGACTGACTTCGTATTGTCGAACAGCGGCGGCGTATTTGCCGTAGGGTTAATCAGTGCAGGCGAGTTGATGGGCGCAAAGCCCTGGGTGATGTTTTGAAACGCTAGCGCTGTGGTTCCCAGGACAATTGTCCCATCTGTGACCAACTGCCATCGGGTGTCGGCCAATGTTGCGCCTTGCTCGACTGACAAAATCATTGCTGACGTCACTTCGGCGTTACTGTCAGCATCCGGAGCACGCTGCCACGCCGCGCTGCCAGCGACGTAGATACCATTGTCCTTGGCGGCCGTCTGGTTCTTCACCAAAACCCGGTCCCCTGCAAGCAATGTTACGCCATCAACAATCTGCAACCCGGTCAATGCGATGTTCGCCGTGGTGGCCACTCGCACCGATTGCTTGCTGTCGAGCTTGTACAGCTCCTCAAGAATCCTTGAGTCAACGTACTGACGTGTCGCCAAAACAACTGAGGGATCGATCTTCAGTTCCACGTTCGCCGTGTTGCTGATGATCAGATTCATCCGCACAACTTGTGTGCGGCCTGAGCCTTGTGTCAGCAACGGCTTGAAGCTCGGCGCGCAGTTAGCCACAGCCACCAGGTCACCGGCGGCGTCGTACAGCCCGACCTCACGAATCCACCAGCCGCCGACGTTCTCAGGGATGACCTGTTCGGCAATGATGATGTTCGGGTTGGCTGGGTCAACCTTGAGCTGATTCAGCGGGGCACGTCGGCGCTCGTTGATCAATTGTGTCTGCTGCTCGTTGGGCATAGGCTCCGTGCCGTTGGCATCGCCGACGCCCATCTGTGCGAATGTCCATGGGATGCCCAGGGCGTCCGCGTTGGCCTGTTTGGCCTTGCCGACGGCGGTGAGGATGGCGAAAAACTGGCTGTTTTGGTCTGTCATGGGTAGATGTCCATGGTGTCGATCTGGTGTTCACGGCCGCCCTGGTGGATATAGCCCGTGACCTCGATGTCTCGCTGTGTGGGTGGATAGATATCAATCTCGTCGCCTTCGGTGATGCAGGCGCCGATATGAACTGAACCGGTGGTTTCCAGGCTGATGGCGAGCCCGGTGAGATGGCGTGTTAGGGGTCTGGCATCGTCGATCAGCCAGGTGAGTTCCTGGTACATCTCTTCGGTGATACCGGTGTCCAGTACGCCGACCTTGAGCCTGAAGGTGGCCCGAGGGCCGACCGGAACGGTCTGCCACCATTCGATGATTTCAATCAGATAGCCGAGCGGTTCAACCACTCGGCGCAGTGACCCGATGGTGCCTTTGCGCGAGTGGATGTAGTACGCGCTACGGATGGCGGCGCGCTTGGCCGCTTCGGTCCATTTGCTGTCCCAGCGATCCACGGAGAAGGCCCAGGCCAGATAGGGCAAAAGGGGCAGTGGGCATAGGTCGGGGTTGTACAGCGTGCGCAACGGAATCGGCACACGCTGGATCTGGGCCAGCGCCTGCGCCGCTTGACGCTCCAATGGCGTCGAATTGCTTGGAAGAAGGGGCGCGTCTGCCATCATTCGGCCCCCAACGCCAAATCGACGGCCGTGCAATACGGGGCCTGGTACTTCGTGGTGACGATGTCCGCCCAGTTCTCCAGCACGACCTTGCGCACACCCTCGACGTGCAGCGAGGCGTGGATAATGGATTCCGAAACCTCCAAGCCCAGGCGGCGCCGTTGGTGCACGAAAGCCAGCAACTGCGCATTGGCCGCCGCGAGAATCAACTCGCTCTCAGGGCCGGACGTCGAAAGAAACAGCTTGGCCTTGACCT